GCTTGCCCTGCATCTCTGCGGTGGAGTCGTCGGCAGAGAGCATCCGCTCAAACCAGTCACGGTTCTGCTTGACCTTCTCCATCTCCGACCGCATCTGGGCGCGCTCTTGCTCCCAGGTCTGCTGCCCCTTTCGGAACTCATCGAACTTGCTCTGGTAGCCGCGCTGCCAGTTGCCGTACTTGGACTTCAGTCCATTCTCCAGAACGGGACGCACATCTTCGGGGAGCTTTGCCCACCAATCAGCCCTGCTCAGGCTCTCAAACTCACCGTTCCAGTCAAAGGGGGCAGCCTCTGACCCGCTAGCAGCAGCAGCAGGAGAAGCAAGACCAGCGACAGATGCAGCGTCAGAGACTGCGCCCCCTGTCGAGGTATCAACTTCTCCCGCCGATGCGGTCGTCGTATCGGTTTCCATCGTGCTTCTCCTGCTTGTGGTCTGGTCTAGCTACATCATCATCTTGGACTTGTAGGACTTCGCCATCTCTTCGTCGGCCATGTCCTCCTCTTCCATGTCGGAGTCCTTCGCAGACTTCTTCATGGCGTCCATCTTGGTCTTCACGTTCTCGTTGGCGGACATCTCTTCAGCGTCCTCAGCCTCAGCTTCCTCGCCGGGAGCAGCGATGGAGATGATGACCTCGACCAGCGACGGGTCAGCGGAGATCTGGTCTGCCAGATCGTCAGGCGAGACGCCACGGGTCTTCTCGTAGCCCTGCGCCGCGACGAAGAGAGCCTTGGCGTCGGTCGCAAGGCCCATCTCCTTGACGACCTGCATCAGCTTGTCGAGCTTGCCTTCCTTCTCGGCGGTCATCACCATCTCCTTCATGCGAGCCTTGATGTCCCCAACCATTCCGGGCATCCGGTCGCCCATGCTCATTTCATCGGCCATTACGAATAGTCCTCCCTGAGAGCGGGTCGTACCCACGTTGACGTTCACCTACGATCTCGCGCCACTGAGTGGAGTCAAGACCATGCGCCTGCCGAGTCGCCCAGGCACGATGCCGGAACTCGTCTGCACGCACATGCTTATCGCTGTTGGTCGTTTCCACGATCTTCTGGCCCGTGTTGCGCTCAACTGCCGCCTTGTAGGCGGTCCAGTCCTCGCGAGACTCGTAGGTCACGCCGTCGTGCTTCAGAGGCTTCCACATCTGCGTGGTGTAGTTGACCGTTCGGACATCGACCGGGAGCCACCCAGCTACGCGAGAGCCACCGCACTCAGGGCAGGGAGTAGGTCCATCGTTGCGACGGTAGACCACGTCGCTCTCCCAATGGTCTGCGGTGCAGTGGAGGTCATGGGTCACGAAGCTCATGCGAGCGTCTCCTGAGAGGTGACGGGTTGAGCCGCACGCTCAGCCATCGCGGCCTGAACGGGTGGCATATTCGATGCCTCGGTCGTGCCCATCCCAGCAGCTTGCGCCATCGCAGCCTCGTCCAGCGGAGGCGCGGCAGCGATACCGGTAGCAGCGTTCGCGGTCTGACCCGCCATTGCTTCAGGCGGCATCATGGGCGGGGGCGGTCCCTTGAACAGGCGCGGGCTCAAGGCGAAGACCTCCAAGAACTGCTTGGTGACCTCGACCTGGTCGATCATGGGGTTCGACATGAGGAACTGCATCGCAGCCTTGAACTGCTCCTGAAGGACAGCGCGGTTGCTCTCCATCGGGGAGTACGGCACGACCTTGAACTGAGCCTTCACACCGTCGAGGGTCTGCGGGTAGACCGTCTTCGGCTCGCCATAGCCGGTGAGCTGCACGACCTTCTCGGTCTGCATGTACTTGGCAACGAGCAACGCCATCTTCTGCGCTACGTCGATGGTGACCGTGTCGATGCGCCGCTGGCGAGAAGCGAGACGGTTGCGAAGCTGGCCCTCGACCAGAGCAAGCTCCGTCGCAGTACGTGCGCCTGTGACCTGTCCACGCTGGGCGTCGGCGAGGGCAGACACCGTAGCGATGCTCTTCTCCAGCGAGGACGCCATCTCAAAGAGCGCAGCCGGGGGCTCAGGCATCGGCCACGGGTGGAACACCGTTGAGAGCGGCTGGCCGTTGGTCGTGCGGATGCCGGTCAACGAACCGACCGGAGCCTCCTGCGCCATCGCCATGTCCTCGCTCTGTGCAGCCGTCGAGTCGTAGGCGACCTTCGGGATGCTCAAGCGGGCGATGTTGAGCAGGTAGGTGCGGATGTGGTTCAACTCCTCCTGGTTGTCGGAGATGAGCGAGATCTCGCTCAGGCCACGACAGTCCTCCCCGTTGCTGTTCAGCGTGAGCAGGCTGAACGGCACGTAGACGAGCGCATCCTCCATGAGGGGCTGCGGGTTGTCCGGGTGGATGTGGACGACGCGACCAGACTCGACATCGTAGACTTCGTACACCGTGATCCACGGCTGGAAGTTCTTGAGGTCTTGCCTGCTGACGCTGGTGCCCGTGTCCTGCATCAGCCACTTCGGGTACGAGTCACCGCCGACGCTGTTGGCCCACGATGCGTACATGCCGCTGGCTACACGCTCGCGGAACTGCTCCTCGCTGAGCAGCGTCGTCTCGATCCAGTAGCGGATGTCGGACGGACGCTTGGCAGCGAGGTCGTAGAAGACGCCGCGCACATCGCAGACCTTTGCCATCGGAAGGTCAGACTCTGCATCCCATGTCGTCTTCACAACAGCGCGACCGTACAGGACTGCATCCTGAATGAGCATCGTCAGTTCAGAGTAGTAGTCGGCTGAGTCGAGGGCGAGGTTGACCACGCCTTCAAGGCCACGCACGCTATCGTCGGGAGACATGGCGCGGAGCATCGCAGTGACCTGCGGGTTGCGCGGGGTCATCGTGCTGACCGCAGTCTCAACGATGGCGAACGTGAGGTTGATGCTGGTCGTAATCAGCTCGCTCTCGCTGGGTCCACCACCTTCTTTGTCTGAGTAGAACTTGCCCTGGTAGAACCGCAGGAGACGGTCGAAGGCGAGCTTCTCGGTGGACCGGAAGACCTCGATGTGTCGCTGGATGGTCGGGAGATACTCAGTTGCCTTCATGGGTGTATCCCTAGCGTCTTGCGACGAGTCTGTTTGAAGTATGCGTCGAGGTCTACCGCGCTCATAACGGCGGTCTGGCCTGCCTTCATCTGCTTAGCGGGTCGAGTACCTGCTGGACGCAGCCCGTAACCGCGCTTGCGGAACATCGCCGCAGCCATGAGCACCGTCATTGCACGGTCAAAGTGGTGCTTGCCGTGCTCGCCACGACCACGCTTCCGGCTCTCGCCATCCCATTGGAGAAGCTGGTGGACGGTAGGCTTGCTGCGGATCACGATCTCGTCGGCACGGAGCATCTCGACCAAGGTGACGATGGCGGCACTCTTCCCTACGCTGGTCGTGTAGAAGCCGGGGTGGCTTGCGCTGGTGTGGTAGAGCTTCGGGCAGCGCATGCCGACGAGAGCCTGTACGCACGCAGGAGCGTTGCTCTCGACCACTACGTCGCAGTCCCACTGAGACTGGAGGCGCATGATGCGGTTGGCGAGACGGCCCGGATCTTCACGGCCCGACCAGCAGAACGCCTCGCTATGGTCCCAGCAGTTCCAGATGGTGATGGCTGACGGGTCACCGTTGTCTCCGTAGCCAGCGGGGTCCACGGTCATAAGGTACGGGCATCCTGGCTCGCGAGGCTCAAAGGTGTACTCCTCCGCGTCGTTGACCGGGGTCGCAAGCGGGAGCATGACCAGCAGTGCCTCTGGCGGGAGAATGTTCCCTTCGTCGGTCGTCCATCCGTCGTACTCCCCGTAGGGGTACTTGTGTCGGAACCGCCGGTCATCACCCACAAACTCGGTATCAAGCCGCTGGCGACGGAACGCAAGGTGAGCGTGCGTGATGCCGGGGAGCTTGTCGATAAGACGTAGCTCCTCGTTGTCGGGGACAAAGCTGGAGTCCTGTCGCGTGCAGGAGTCGTCCAGCCACCACTTGAGGAAGATGGGGTGGAACTGGCTCTTGCCCTCCAGAGCCTTGAGCCACATCGTGTGCGAGGTGGTGCCCTGTCGTCCCGGCGTAGACTCCATCACGACGCGAGCGTTCTCACGCTTTGCGACCGATGGGAAGAAGTGCTCGTTGAAGTTGTCCTGGTCCGGGAACTCGTCGTACTCCGTGATGACGACACGGTCTGGGGAGTTGCCGATGGCGGGCGTACCGGTCGCAGCGGTGATGGCCTTGATGCGTCCACCGTGCGTGAACTCAAGCTCTCGCTTGGCAGGGTCACGACCAGAGCGCGAGGGGATCTTGATAGCGTCGGGCAGGTAGTCGTAGGCATAGCGAGCACGGCCCCACGCCGTCTCAGCCGTGTCGTACTTCTCTGCGATGAGCACGCCCTGTACACCAGGGGAGTACATGCATTGACCAAGGAGGTCGAGGATCATCAGCGTGGTGATCTTGGCCTGCCGGTACTTCTTCACCATGACCCAGCGGTGGTCCATGCACGCTTGCAGGACGATCCTCTGGT